CATTTGATAGAGGGGCATTTCAACTTTTTGAGTCATTGCCCATAGATCAACCGGCCCCATATCCATAGGTTCAGAAGAACCCAGCATCTGAGACAAGTGATAGGAATCAACATGAGAGGAAGCTTTGTAAGCTGTATCTCTCAGGAATATCCCATTGTTTAAAACTGGAGTTGCCATAATTGATTGTTTTTAGTTATTATTTATTATTTGATTGTTAAATCCTTTTAAAAATGTTTGTTGGTTTAGGTATTGTTCTCTTTTTTGGCTTTTCTTCTTTTTCTCTTTCCGCCACACCTAGAGAAGCAGTTCCCTTATTAGCTTGTTCCATCTTAAGTTTTCTAACTGTCTTTTCTGTACTTTGCTTAGCTCCTAACTCCATAATTCTAGACTTATATCCATTTGGATCAGCTAGTAACCATAGAGCTTCAGAAATCAAAGTATAGTTAGGCTCTTGGAACTGATACTTTTCTAACAAGTGTCCTAATAAATTAGTGTTTTTACCACTAACTGAAGGATACGCTGGCTGAACTAAACCATTATATAATAATGCCTGAGTCTTTTTATCAAGTCTCATGTTCCCAAGACTCCCATCTTTTAGAGTATGATAAACATTATTCATATATTGTTTAGAAGCTTCAGCTTGCTGCTTTTGCTTAAGTTCTTGTTCTTGCAGTCTTTGTGCTACAACTTTTTCTTGCATCTTATCTAACTTAGGTTTGAACTTCATAGCTTGCTGTTCTAGCTTACCTAAGTCTTTCCATATTTCTATTTCTTCTGCAATTTCGTCTGGAGTACCATACTCTGTATTTGTTAAGTACTCAGTAATAATTCTTTCTTGTCCGGCCTCGCTTGATGCATCAATCTCAAAAGTCTCTTCGGCTTGTGCTAAAGTTTTAAATAAGCTTTTAAGATCTGTACCACCATTTGCAACATATTGTGCTGCTACTTTTAATTCATTAGGAAGAGCATCAAAAAATTGTTTAGGTGTTTCACGTCTAACTTGATTAGCTCTTTCCTCTAAATTAGCCTCAAGAAGTTCTTCAATATCTTTAGCTGTGTATTCATTAAGAGGTTTATCATCATCAAATGCAAATAATCTCTCAGATTTAACCATCTTATTAATTACATCTGTAAATCCGTTAATTGGTTTTCTACCTCTAGTTTCTGCTTTTGGTTCTTCTACTTCTTCTTCTTCTTCATTAGATATATCATCTAATATTTCATCTCCTTCAGCTTTTATTCCAGCTTCAGTTTTTTTAGTTACAACTTCTGGAGTTACAACATCTTCCTCATCCATCCAATCTTCTTTTTCTACTTTTTCTGTAAATGAAAAATCAGCTTCAGGATTAGGTCTTTCAAACATATTAGGTTTCTTTGGCTCTTCTTCAGCTAACGTAACGTTATCTGCACTTGCACCAAATACCTCATCAATGTCAATGTCTACTTTTTCTACAGTAGTTTCTTCCATATTCTTATCACTCATAATTGTTGGTTTTAAAATTCAAATGAACTATCATATATAATATAAAACAAACTTTCCAAATAAACTTATATTATTTGAGGTTTGTTTAAAGTTTTTACTAGTATTATAGCTAACGTTAAAAAACACTTTTGAAAAATAAATTTATTTTATTTTTTCTTCTTTTTGTTTTCTTCTTTTTTAGCTTGAACATCATACTTATTTTTGTTCTCTCTAGCTATTTCTAAATTAGTGTTGGCAACTGATTGCTGTGTTCTAAGCTTCTCTCTTTCAACATCCATTTTAGCTTTAGACTCTTGTTGCTTCATGATACTTTGATCCCGCTGCATATTCATTTGCTCTCTATATCTAGAGCTTTCTTTCATATCGGCCATTGCATCTCTAAAATCAGATACTTGGTTTTGATCAATATCAGCTTGAGCTCCGTAACCGGCTGCTCTAATTTCAGCAATCATTAGATCATTTTGTCTGTCTTTTTCATTTTCTTGTTGCTCAAACTGCAATTTCATTTGTTCTTGCTGTTGTTGAGCTTGAAGTTGCTCTTGTTGCATTTGCTGTTGTTGCTGCATTTCTTGCTCTCTTTGTTGCTGAGTTCTTGTTTCAGCATCTTTAAGTATATCAGAAACTTCAGCAATAGATTCTGCTTTAATTACATTTCCTAGATCATAGATACTTGCACCCGTAGTATTATTTTGAATAGCCATTTGTTTTAACTGATCAAGAATGGCTCTATGATTTGTTTTAGTTGTAGTGAATATATTAAAATCACGTAATAATAAATCTGTGCCATCAATAACAAAGTTTACTTTTTCAGCCTCTGTTGTAATATAACTAAGTCTAACGCTAGGGTTAGTGCTATGATAGAACTGAGCTAAGTCTGTACGCATTTGATGAACTCTTGGCATTAGTTGATCTGCATGCTGTGTAAAATATAATTCAGTTTGTGCATATGACTGGTTTAATGCTTGAACTACACCTGTTGCAGTTTCTTGTCCAATTGGAGCTCCCAAACGTTGAGCATTTACACCAATAGATTCAAATGCTTGTTGTTTAAAATAATTAGCTAATTGTATTCTAGACATTAATCTTCCAGACTGTTCCATATTCAGAGTCTGGTAGTGATTAAAGTTTGTAGCATTCTCTGTATTTGTAATTGAAGTGTCAAGAGGTAGCATCTGAAAATCCTTCATTGCTACATATGCTTTTGCATAATTGTGTTTACCCCAATCTTCACCCATTGAATGTCTTGGTAACGCATTTTGATCAAACATAATCACAGTACCCAGCTCATCTACTAGAATATCCGCAATCTGGTTATTTACCATATTATATCCAATCTGATATGCTTTCATTAGATCTACTAAAGATGTTGATCTTGTATTTCTATCTGAGAATACCCTACCTTCAACTGGAAGCTTACAACCATATAATGTTTTATCTCCTTTAAATTGAAATGGTATTCTTCCTGGCTTAGTTCTGTTTATCCCAAGATATATTGGATTAATATTATCACCCATATTAGATCTCCAGAATGCAGGTAAATTAGGTCCAATCTTAACACCACCGCATACTTCATTTACCCAAATCCAGTCTATATGCTCACCTTCAAGTAAATTTTCTTTTGTTTTCTGCTTATAGATTGTTGTATCATATACAGGTTTTTCAGTGACTTTATAATTTTCATCAATGATTTCTTGAATTATCTCACCATCTTTCTTTATTCTAGTTAGATGTCCAAGTTTGCGTTGTGTTTTCCAATATGTTGTAGTAACACGCATAAGTTCTGATTCACCCCATATACCTACATCTTCACCCTCATTAAGAATCATACTTACAATATCACCTCCTCTTTTTGGGTCATCATTCCAGTTACTTACATATTGTCTGTATGCTAGTCCAGGCATTTGGGTATTCCATTCATGTGAACGAGAAGGATCATAATATGAACCATCATTCTGCATACCATTTACTTGATACAATGCAGATCTTGCAGGATATATCTCTTGAAGAGAATGTAGTTGAGGTTCTGTCATTAGATAGCCATACTTATCAATGACATCTGAAACAGTCATTAAATCAATTTTACCGGCATAATTTGCATTAGATATATATCTAACATCTGGAGACTTCTGATAGAATGTTAGAACGGGATTCCAAAGCTCCATATCATAATCATCCTCTAACATTTTAAAATGCCAAAATTCTCTGTCACAAATAAGCATATCACGGAAAGCTCTTTCCTCCAGCTCTTGCATTTTGAATCTCTCTTCATCTACTGCAAGCTGATGAGAAGCCCACTCTTCTATCATAGATCTATAGTCTTTAGAAAAGAAGTCTTCTATCTCTGGAAGTGTTTTTAAATTTTCAGGGCTTAATTGCTGTTGAGTTTCTTCAGACTCCAAATCTGCACCCATCTCAATCATTCTAGCTGTTAACTTAGCGGATGCGTCTGCTAGTAGATTCTCTTCTATCATAGCTCTTTTCTGCTCCAACATCTCATTATAAGACGTGTCATCAACAGCTCTAAATTGAACTTTAGAATAGCGGTTAGAAAACTCACCAGTAAGTACATTAACTACATTAGGAATAATAGGGTAGAACTTTAGCTCCAATGCAGATGAGTCCTCTTTTGTAAGGACATCCATTAAATCTTTGTAGTCATTATCTTCCTCTACAATATAATCTGTTTTGTCAATGATACCTTTGGCAAGCTTATAGTTTTTTAAAAGCTTTCTTGCATTATGTCTTAAAAACTCAATACCTTGTAACTCTAACCAATCTATATTCCAAGCATACCAGTCATCATTCTTTTTCTTTGATGGTAAAAACTGTATAGGTTGAGTTAAGCTTGATGAGGTTGGATAACCTTCACCTTTTGCACCATTTTTAAGCTGTAATGCATTAAATACTTTCATCATCTAAAATTTTTAAATCCGTTTCTTTTTACTTTTCTTGCTAAAGTTGACTTACTACGCCCTATATTTTTAAACGGACTATACTTTAATTTATACAAATTTTGTGACTTTTCCAAGGAAGAATCTGTTTCTTTAACTTTCAAATAACCTCTATTTGATTGCTGAACTTTAGCAAAAGCAATCAATGCTGCAAATGAAACTAATCTATCCACGTTTACTCCCGGTTGATATGCTAGCATCTCCTTTAGTAACATGGGATCTGGTATTCTTTCTATACCCAATGTAGAGCTTATAGTGTTACCTTCTTCATCAAGATCCTCATCTATTTCTTCACGTAAAAATTCAATAGCATAAGATATAAGATGAGATTTAAACAATGTTCCTGTATTCTTCCAACCATATTCTTGATAGACGGTTTTATTAGATCCAAGATCTTTTAAGAAGAGTATTTGTTGTTTAGGTACAAGATATTTTTGTTTCTTTTTAGATATCATGTACTGGATAAACAATGATATGTTGTTCTCAACTACCGTCCAGGCATTATACCACTCAATAATTAATTGAAGTTGCTCATGTGTTTTGTTTACATCATCATATCTACCGCACCATGCAGCAACTAGTTTATCTTGTTCAATTATTTGTTCCACACCTTCCGGTGTCTCTCTTGTTATCTCTACTGCATTTTTGTAAACATAAATACTACACAATGAGTCTGACGTTGTAGTTTTACCTTCAGATACGGGGTCAATAGAAGCATAGTATGCACCCCACTCTGGATTCTTAACAGGTCTTTCCCAAACAACAAGAGATCCTGATTTATCTTGCATCTTTTTGTCTACAGGAAAAGTAGATATTGGAAGCTTAGATGTTCTTTTTGCTTTTATACCATCATGGGTTCTTTCAAGCTCTATGTACTCATGGTGATATTCTTTATCTTCAATCTTTTTAAGTTGCTTCTGGATAAGCCCTTGTGGAAATATTGATTCTTTTCTATAAGCAAATCCTTCTGCTATATTAGTTGGTTTCTGAGATATCCTTAATTGATATTGTTCAGGATTTAGTTTAATCTTCCATTCAGCACGCTCTTTCATAATGGCATCTAAAGCTTCTTCTACTTTAGAGTTGCCATAATCATCTATGTGTGGAGGCATTGACCATTGTTCTGGAATAAATAAACCAGATAATCCTTTAGTGCCATCAGCATCCATTAAATTAGTTTCTACAGCGTATATATCATTGTTTAATGGATTTAATATCATATCCTTTAGTGGAATACACTGATCTAAATCACCTACAGATCCAGCTGCTATAAACATACCAGTAGTCATCATACCTGAAGACATTGCAGGTCTAAGGTATTCATATGTATCCATCATCTTAGGAGCAATACCAGCTTCCTCATGAAAGAAGTAAGTTGTTGGTCCCCCTACTCCTGTTGTTGCATTCTTTTCAAATGATGCACCTTGTATTTTAGACTTTAAACCTTTACTAGTTTTTCTATTACCAACTTTAACTTCTATTTGCTGCTGCCATAACAAAACCTTTTCTGGATTACTAGGTCTATACCATGCCGTATGCTCATTTAAAAAGTCTCTATATTCTTCTAAGAACTTCCAAGAACCTTTATCATTAATATAATCTTTAAGACTTGCCCCTATCTTACAAACAGATCCTTCTTCAAACCAGTAGGTATTTATAATCTTACCCATATGGAAATAGGAAGATGCTATCTGCCGTTTCTTAAATATAGCTGAATGTTTGTGGCTTAGTTCTGCCAATAGTTCATAAAGAGCCATGTGATATTGAGCATCACGTACTTTAGCAAAACCATATGCTTTTTCTTCTTTGTCATAGATAGGAAGAAAGTTTAACCACATGTAGTAGTCCCTGCAAAGATACCAAGTATTACCCTTATTCTTAAATATTACACCTTTTCTACACTTATCTTTCTCCTGATCCCAATATTTAATAAAGTCTTTAGATCTAAAAGGTTTATTGCAATAGAATCCTTGATCATTAAATATTCTAGCTTGCTCATTAAATAAATAAGAGGTTTCATCAAAGTTATATTGGCCTGGTTCTTTGAATAATGGCAATAAAAAGTCCAACCACTCCTGATCATTCTCAAAAGTGGTTGTAGTCCATTCACCATTATCATATGTTGGAATAACCTTACTCATCTACAACTTTAGCAAATATCATATCCACATTAACTAACATACAGTCCTCGCCATCATGTTTCATGTCAATACCTGTTGCGTGTTCATGGTATTTCACTCTATCTCCAACACTTAATGTACTAACATCTTCACCTACAGCAATTACTTCCGCTAGATATTCTTTTTCAATCTCCGTCTTTATTATTGTTGTCCCTGGATAGTATTGAGACGGTTGGACATCTTTTATCAGAACTTTCTTTCCTAGTGGTATTATCTTCATTTTTATTTTGTTTTGTTGGTTTCTCTTTCCATATTGGCTCATCCCAGTAAAGGAATGTAAGCCTATCTTTTTTATTGGTCATAAGCTAACCCCTGTCCTCCCCTAACTGATGTTGTTTGTTCATCTTTGAGATCTTTGTATGCACCTTTAAATGATTGCCTAATTGCATCAAAATCTTTTGCTACAGCCCGTATTTGACTAATATTACCATCTCTACCATCTGTAATTTGGGTATTAGCCATATATGTAGCCATATTATCTAATGCTTTTTTGATACCCATATAAGCTCTGTATGTAGGGGTTTCATACATCTTCATGCACATATCCAAAGCATATCTTATTTTAGGATCTTCAGGTGATTCTTCCAATCCTACTTCATCTATAACAATATCCTCTTTTTCATGCTCCGGTAAATTAAAAAATGGATTAGACTCTGGATCAGGAGCAGTCATATAAAATAAGTATTGATAAATACTCATGTATGTTTCAGGATACTCATCCATTATAGATTTTAAAAAGTTTAAAGTATAACAGTGTTCTGTTACAACAACCTTATCATTTTGTATATCAAATAACTTTGTAATCATGTTGTTAAATCATTTTCAACTGTAGATACTGAAGCTGCAACTGTCACTATTGAACCATCAGTCATAGTAATATCTGTTCTAATAGGACTTGGGATTGTACCATTTATTAATGCTGGACTAAAGCTAACTACAAAATTTCTATTTATGTATCCTGTTACAGGTACATCTACTTCATTTATTTCCGTTGTATCATAACTATAACCAGGTATTGTCTGGGTTATCAGTGTTCCACCTGTTGGATCACTTGGATCTGGTGTCTGGAAACTTGTAGGTGGCTCCGTTGTAGTATTAGTACTTTCATCCTGACCTTTTTTTATAATAGTATACTGAATTAAATCAGTTGGATCAATTGCCGGCATCTTATTTTGTTTTTAACCAGTTAATAATACTTATCACTTCATTCTTCAAATAAGGTAAATCATACATTATAATTTCATCCAAGACAGGCTCTCCATTTATGTGTTCATTTATTGGATAGCCGTTTTTGTCTTCACCTATTTGTTTAAACTTTACATGTTGTATTTGAAGTTTGCCAATCTTTAATTTAGGATTATGCTTCTTAATAATATACGCATAAATACTCAATTGTAAATTATAATGGTTTAAATTGCAATCATCTAAATGTGAAACTGGGTTATACATTTTAGACGTAATGCCTTCCCAATTAGTAAATCCTGTTTCTTTTATTTCTTTATTTGTTTTATAGTCTGTTATGTTTATTGCACCATCTATAATTTCAACTAGATCTGCTTGACCGCAAATTTTTGCAGACTTTAAATACACCATATGTTCAGGATATACGCCATCCTCAATCTTTTGTTCTGGTGCAATTTTAGCTCCTGTATCCTCATTGTACAAAGGTTTTATTATTGGCACTTCTATTCCATCTCTTTCAATAGTCTTAAAGTCTAATAGATCAGCTTCTCTTTGATTATGATAAAAGTTTCCTAATTTAATTGCTCTACTAGATTCATTATCCCAGGCTTGTAGTATTTCTTTTGGCGTCATACCATACCACTTGGATCTTTTATTTTTAGATGATTTTTTAGCTTGTTCTTCTGCATCAAATTTTGGTTTAAGCATTCCTATCAGTGAGGTAACACTTCTCCATTCAATATTATCACTATCTGTACTTTCATACAAGTGACCTTCTTCTTTAAATTGTAATGCCATATCTATAAATTTTGTATCCCCGGAAAAGTGGTAACTTGTTCATTTAAAAGTCTAGCAACGGCTTGACCAAAATCAGCATCATTGGGATATTCAGTTCTTAATTTTTTTACTTGTGTTTTAAAGTCAACACTCTTCTCAACATATTTGTATTCTACTTTTGGAGTAAAATATTCTTTAGTCTGCCTATGCTTATTTAGATCATTCTTGTCCATCATTTAAATTTTTAGTTAATTCATCTTCCTCTTCATCAGTCATTAAAGCATGCCATTTATTTAATGGACATGAGCTAGATAAAGATCTTATTTTTAAACCTAAGCTGCATCCGCATTCTCCACAACAAGGTTGTGTTCCAGGAACTGTACATTTTTTACCATCTCTGTCCAATGATTCACATCTCACACAATGTTGTTCCCACCTTTCTTTAGCAACAGCTTCAACATGTTCTTGCTTAAATATTTTATTTTTTAATCCTTCAAGGATTTGTTTTCTATTTTTAAATATGTCTAATAAACTCATGATTTATCTTTTTTAAACTGCTGTCTACTGTTTATAGAATCTTCAATTCTTTGCAAGGTGAATTCAAGCTTTTCTATTTTCTTTTTTGTTTCTAAAGTTTTCTCATAACCATTATAAGTGTGTTTTTCTAAGTTACCCAGATAGCTTTTATTTTTAATTATAGCCTTTTCTAGTCTAGCTTTTCTTATTGCAAACGTACCTATAGCCTCAATATAAATTCTTATATCATCTATATTAGATAATGATTGCCTTACTTTAGAATAATAAAATGATATAAGATCATCCACCACAGAAGGATGTACACCAACTTCATCAGCTATATCCTCCTTAAATATTTTGTGGCTTTTAGGTTTCATTCACCAAGAATCTTAAAGTCTAATAATATTATACCATTTGAAACTTCCACTTCTTTTGAAATTTCAATTGTCTTTTTACTCTTACCATTTTTTATAATTAAACCTTTTTTAGCGGCTTTATTTATAGCATTACGTGCCGACTGTGGGCTTTTAAATATTTCATTTGTTACAGCTATTTTACAAAATTCTGTAAGCTCATGTTCACCCATAACAGCAAGCAGACCTAAACAATCTAGATCTGCTGTACTGATTTGGATGTCATTAAAAAAACAGTGAGTGAGTATTTGATATTTTAAAGTCCGATCTAAACTAGTTCTGACCTTCTTTGATATTTTAGTTACTTCTGCCATACTTATAGTTTTAAAATTACTTCAACAAGACGTTCATCTGGATAACAGTCCATCTTGGTTTTTCTAACATTTGTATGTGTAAGCAGCCCTTTAATTTTTCCATAGTAAGCATCTTCTTGAAATTCAAATGCTTTTTTGGGTCCAAACTTTTTGATCAATTGCTGCAATCCTAAGCGCATATCAATCTCATCTCTTTCAGCAATGTACCTTAATAGCTTTTCTGTTTCAGCTATTTGCCTATCTGAATACTTATGCCAGTATTGACGTCTTCTAAATGGAGAGTCTAACTTGATTACTTGGTCTTCATGTACAGATGACTTGAAATAAGTGTAGTAATTACCCATATCTTCTTCAAGATAACCGACAGAACAGATTTCTATACCAATAGAATGTCTATTCATGTGACCTGATCCAGTTTTACCTAAATGCCAACCATATCCACCTTCGGGAAAAGCTTGTACTACAACACCATCATACTCACTTGGACTGCCCTTATGAGATTGACCCCCTATAACAAATTCTGTGGCAACTCTACCCCGTGTATCTTTGTTCCAGTGATCAATTACCCTATATGGGTTTTCTCTACCTGCTGTATGATGCAAGAAACAGTACTCATTCTTACCCTTTCTTTGAAGATATTCACTCTTATCTAGATAATATCTATGAATAAGTTGATCATACTGTGTTTCAAAATGCTGAGACATTATATCACTATCTTCATCAATAGCTTCACCATCAG